CATCGTTTTCGGTGTAAGAAAGAATCTTCTGAGCCTTATAAGGAAGACCAAGACGATCTGACCAACCAATATCAACAGTATCTCCAGAAGCTCCAGAAGCAATAGCCATTGAATCAACGTACTTAAACGCCTTATTGCCATGAATGACAGTGGTTCCAGAAAGAGTAAGACTCTCTTGCATCCTTTGACCAAGGTAATCACGACCAGAGATCGTGCATACATGGTTTGAACCACCAGAACCCGTAGCAGTAAGACAACGACCATAAGTAGCGTCAATCATGCCAGCAGTTGAGGTTAGTGAAGTTGAACTACCATCGAAAGTAGTTTTGTAATCGGAACTGGTATAAGAAGTGTCACTATTAGTAGCACTTACTCCATCCCAAATTCCGTCAGCATCAGCAGCAGCCGGACTTCCGAGTGCTACAATATGTACATCACCTACTACATCAGCAGCAAATTCCATATTAGGAACGTACTGACTAATAGAACGTGGATGATAGTCTTGAATGACCTTAGACATAATTATTCTCCATTATCTGCGGTCTGTGTAATTGATGGACGAGTCTTTCGTCCACGACTAGTTAGTTGCTCCGATCTAGATTTAAGAGAAGTCTGTCCTGCATTACCAACAACGTCACCGCTGTCCATATCTACTAAGTCAGCACTCTTATCAAAACCAAGGCGTTTCAGTTCTGCTTCATTACGTACACGAATAGAAGCCCCACTAGGGAAATAAACCATCCAGCCAGCATCTTCATCTACAATTTCAGATTCAAAGCCGCCCGAAGGTTTACCTTCATCGTCAACACACATCTTAAAGATTTCGTGTTCAACTTTGCCTTCTAGTTTGTGTACTTCATAACGAGGTCTAATATTAGACATCCCCTTCAACCTCCATATTACGAGTTAATAAGAACTGCATGGGTACGGAAAGCCTTCCACAAGCACCACTGACCTTGCCAAACAATACGGCGACCATGAGCATCAATCGTCCAAGGAGCGACTAACTCTTTCACCTTCATGTTGACATGCTTCAGAATGTGCAAGCGAATGTACTTGCTGTTAATGAAGTAAGCCTTATTAACTGGGCAATCTTCATCATAAAGCATTGGAATTGCTTGGTGTTTTACGCCAGCAAATCCCAAGTCCATCATCTTCTTGCCAGAATTAGATTCCGACAAGTTGATAACAACTTTATCCCGTACTGCTGTACGATAGTGCCTATAAAGATTTCTACCGCAAAGGATCAAGTCAGGCTTGTCACCTTTAAGCGTTAAATCCATAAGCATATCATCAAAGGCTTCTTCAATGTTCGTTGAATCCAAGTTACCATTGAAGTCATAAGCCGATGTACGCCACTGGCTTTCATTAGCACGATTAATGTTACCAACCGTACCAGTTGTCGGATCATCTGGAATTAGAGTAGTAATACCATTTGGGTCCGTACCAGCAGAAGAACCGTAAAGATAAGCACTGAACTTTTCTTTAATTGACTCTTCCAAGACATCAATCTTGGCTTTCATCAACTTAAAGATTTCAGCCGTACCACGGTTCTCATCTTCTTCTTGGTCGGAGATTACAACAGAACCAGCAACACGCGACCAGTTATAAGTAACTGTGTCGAATTCGTTGGTCTGAGCAATCGGCAGTTCATCATAGTATTCGTATGATGAAATGTTCGGGTTACGTCCCAACGTCAGTGGGTTCGTAATTTCGTGACCACCATCTTCAAATTCCACCCGATTG